GCCCACGGAAGTGGGCGGGAAACCCGGACAGAGAAAGAAAACCCGTGAGGTGAAAGAATGTCAGTTCTGAAAGAAAAGCGGACCGTGAGCAAAGCGGAGTATGTGAACACCGCAAACCAGATTTATGTGGAAACGGTGGGCTTTTTGACGCGGCTTTCCGCCCGTTATTCCCGGCTGATTGCAGAGGGCACCGCGCAGCTGGCCGGTGAGGTCATGGACCACACCGAAAAGGCCAACAAAATATACCCGTCGGACGAACAGCGCAAAGCCCAGCGCAAGGCGCATTTGCTGGAGGCGCTGGCCTCCCTCTCTGCGCTGGACGTGCGCCTGACCCATGCCTATCTGGTTATGTACCAGAACCCGCAAGGGTGCTTTACGGCGCCCGGCGGAAAAACGGTCCCACCCAAGGAGGCCATGGACAAGCTGGACCGCATGGCGCAGAGCCTGGGCGAACTGATAGACCGGGAGGACACCCTACTGCGGAATATCCTGGAGAGCGACAGGAAGCGGAAATAAGTCATTTTTATGGGTGTATCTTTGAAAACGCGCCGGGAGGCAGGGCGGCTTTCCCCTCTGACGGCGGCCAATGTGTGGTGCCGTTCCGTCAATTCGGGCAACAGCAACAATTTCTGCCTTGTCAACACCGACGGCAGCGCCAACAATAACAACGCCAACAATTCCTGGGCGCTGGCCCCCTGATTTTGCATAGCTGGGTCAAATGCAGTAACGAACGTGAACCGGACCCATGTAAAAGGAAAGATACTTCCCTGGCGAAAGCCTGAAACTGCCCGCTGATGATCCCGCGCGGACGCTGCTTGCATGGCGGGGGTATTGTGCTAACCCCGTTTCATGCGCTGGATCGAAGCAGTTTAGACGCACACCAACACCACAACTGTACGGAGGGCGAATACTTTTCTATGACAAGCGAACAGCGCCGCGAGGCGCGTTACAGACGCCGCCAGACAAGGCGGCAGGCAAAGCGAAAGGCCCACAGCGACGCCCTGGGGCCGATTGAGGAAGTTTTCAGTTACCGCGCCATGTTTTTCTATGGCCGGAAATGCTGCAACGGCGTGAGGTGGAAAGCCAGCACACAGCGGTTTGAAATGCACCTGTTTTCCGGCACCGCCAAGCGCCGGCGCAAGATCCTGAATGGAACATGGAAGCCAGGCAAAACCGCCCATTTTACCCTGAAAGAACGGGGCAAGGTTCGACCAATAGACGCGCCGCACATTGAGGATCGGCAGGTTTATAAGGTTCTGACCAAAAAGGTGCTGGTGCCGCTGTATGTGCCCAGCATGATCTACGACAACAAAGCCAGCCAGAAAGGCGGCGGCCTGCATTTCCATTACAGACGCCTGGCCAAGCACCTGCGGGACCATTACCGCAAGCATGGCCTGGAGGGCGCCCTGTTCCTGATGGATTTTCACCACTTTTTCCCGGACGCGCCCCACGCGCTGCTGTATGAGCGGCACCGGGGCATGATCCTAAACCCGGACCTGCGGCAGTTGGCCGATCTGGTGGTGGCAGCTGTGCCGGGCGGCGTGGGTATGCCGCTGGGCGTGGAGCCAAGCCAGCAGGAAATGGTGGCGCTGCCGTCCTCTCTGGACAACCGGATCAAAGCCCAGCTTTCGATCCATGGCGCTGCCCATTACATGGACGACTATTACACCATTCTGCCGTCGAAGCAGGCGGCGGAGGTGACCGCGGCGGACGTGATCGGCCACGCGGAGGCCATGGGCCTGCAGGTCAACGCCGGAAAGTCAAAAGTGGTTCCGTTCTCCAGACCGTTCCGGTTCTGCAAAGCAAAGTTTCAGGTGACGGACACCGGCGCCGTGAAGATCCACGGCTGCCGGGACGGCATGAAGCGGGCACGGCGGAAACTGCGGCTTTTCCAGGCGCGTGTGGCCAGCGGTGAAATGACGGTGGAGCAGGTGGCCCAATGGCTGCAAACACCGATTTCCTATTATGAGAACTTCAACGATCACGGCAGGGTGCTGAAACTGCGGCGGCTATTTTATGCGATTTTCAAAACGGAGGTGTAAACCATGTTCAAGATCACAAAAGACGGGGCGACCGTGGCCATGACCGAGGCCCCCAACTACATCAAGCAGGCGGAAAACGGCTGTTTCGTGCTGTGCCCGGAGGCGGAGGCCACGGGGATCGCGCACAACGGCACCGTTTACCACCTCCTGGGACGCCCTGACATGGCGGGGGCAGAAATCACGGTCATGCTGGAAGAAACGGACGCGGGAGTGGAGATCGCCAAGGCGGCAGACGCTACGGGGATCGTGTTCGTCACAATGGCGGAGGCCGGAAGCGTGGACGCCACAACGGCGGCGGAACACGCGGATCTTTTCGCGCCGTGGGCGGTGCCGGTGGCCTATACCGTGGGCCAGATCCGCAGATATACGGACGGGAAGCTGTATAAATGCGTTCAGGCCCATACGTCACAAGCGGACTGGACGCCGGACACGGCTGCAAGCCTGTGGACGCCGGTTTCCGATCCGGCGGAGGAATGGCCGGAATGGTCCCAGCCGGTTGGCGCACATGACGCATACAGCAAGGACGCCAAGGTGTCGCACAATGGCAAGCATTGGACCAGCACCGTGGACAGCAACGTGTGGGAGCCTGGCGTGTACGGGTGGACGGAGGTGTAAGCCGTGGGCGCTGCCTACATCGTAAGAAAAAGAGCGCGGTTTGTGAGTATCAACGGCCCCGTAAACCTCCCGTATGGTACGCCTGTGGACGCTGTGGACGGGTTTCTGGTACATAATGGCCGCCCATTGTGCGCGGTCACCAGCGAGAGCGCACACAGCTATTTTGCACGAAATGACGACGGAAACGGGAAAGCCCGCGGCGCCCTGATCGGCGCCATCACGGCCAAGCTGGAGCGGAAAGACGCCGGCCATCAAATGCGCTGGGATCTCCTGTGGAGCGACCCGGAGGCGCAGAAATTACGCCACCCGGATCATGCGGATTATTGGCTGTGGGGACACGCCTTTTTTGAGGCGGACATGGCAGACCTGGAACACGTCGCCGGGCTGATCGGTGCGAGGAGGTGACGCTGCCATGGATTATATGAAGCTGGTGGCGGACCTCTGCCAGATCATTGACCGCCAGAACGAAATCACCAAGGCCATGGTGGTGCAGCTGGGCCAGCGCGACGCCCTCCGGTATGAGGAGGAAATGGCGGCGGTTCGGCGGGACTACGATACCGCCATGGGGGAGGTGGATCCGTGCAAAAACTAATTGAAACGCTGTCCACCGTGAGCGTAGGCCAGGCGCTGACTGGAGGCGTCACCGTGGTGGCGCTGGTGTCCGTGTTTATCGAAATTACACCGGTGAAGATCAACCCGGTTTCCAAGTTTCTGGCCTGGTTGGGGCGGAAGATCAACAGCGAAGTGATCGCCAAGGTGGACAGGCTGGAAACCGAGATGCAGGCCATGAGGAAAGCGGACGGAGAGCAGGAGGCCATAAACTGCCGTTACCGGATCCTACGGTTCGGGGACGAAGTAAAACACGGCACCAGGCACAGTCAGGAACATTTTGAGCAGATCCTGGCCGATATTGACGACTACGAAATCTATTGCAAGGATCACAAGGATTTCAAGAACAACAAAACCAAAGTGACCACGGAGCGGATCCTGGACGTTTACCGCAAGTGCGTGGAAACGGACGATTTTTTGTAATGGGAGGAAGCCGTGAAAATCTTTATTGTGGCCGCGGCGGCGTGGGCTGCCGGTGCCCTCCTGGGTTATTTCGTGGCCCGGCTGGCGTATAAGCACCTGCGGAAGCGTCTGCGGACGCTGCGGCAGGAACGGAAGCCGCCTAAAAAGAAAATGGGCACAATGGACAGGATCCTGGTTCTGGAAGCGGTTTTCCTGGTGGCGTACACGGTGGCCGATCTGGTGGTTTTCTGGCACACCGGATCAGAGCCTGCAACCCTGACCGGCTGCGTGTTCGGCGTGTGCGGCCTGGAAAACGGCGTCATGGGCTGGATCAAGACTAACAAGGACAAGGCGGCGGAGGCCGTCGGAACGAGCGGGAGCGGCACCCAGCCGCCCCCGGAGGAACCGCCCGCGGGCACCGGCGAACCACCGGACGCGGGCCTGTGAGGAGGTATAAACATGACCGGAAACGAACTGCGCCGAAAGGTGGCGGACATTATCAACGCATGGGACGGAGCAACAAGAGGCAGCGCCAAGCACCTGGAGATCCTGAACATCTACAACAACCACAAGCCGCTGGCAAGAGGTTACCGCGTACAGGTGGGTGACGCCCATTGTGCCACCACGGCCTCCGCGGCGTACATCAAGGCAGGGATCGCGGAGTACACCGGGACGGAGTGCGGCGTGGGAAAGTACGTCGAGATCGCCAAGAAAAAAGGGATCTGGACGGAGAACGACGCATACACCCCAAAGGTGGGCGACGCCTGCGTGTACGACTGGCAGGACGGGACCAACTACGCCACCACCGACAACACTGGCGCCCCGGATCACATTGGCATTGTCACCAAGGTGGGCGGCGGCACCTTTGCGGTCACAGAGGGAAACATGAACGGCGGCAAGGTGGGCAAGCGCACCATGAAAGTGAACGGGCGGTATATCCGCGGTTTCATTACCCCGGACTTTGACATGATCGCCCGGAAACTGGGCGGTACGTCCGGCGGGACGGCGGACAAGCCAACGAAACCGGCGACCCAGGCGGCGGGTACATACACCGTAAAGAGCGGCGACACCCTTTCCCGTATTGCGGCGGCCCACGGCACCACCGTGGCCAAACTGGTGGAGATCAACGGCATTAAAAACCCGAACCTGATCCGCGTGGGCCAGGTCCTCCGCCTGCCCGGCGGAGCCGCCAAGTACACCGTTGTGGCCGGCGACACCCTTTCCCGTATCGCCGCGAAGTACGGCACCACTGTGGCCAAGCTGGCAGCAGACAACGGGATCAAAAATCCGAACCTGATCCATGTGGGCCAGGTTATCACCATCAACAAGTAATTTTGCCGGAGGTGCTGGAATGGTTATTATCAAGGCGCTGGCCTGGGTGCTTTCCCTGGCCGCTGTGGTCACCTGGCTGGTGGCCCTGGTACGCTGGGACGGTTCGATCCCCTGTGATCGGAGCCAATGCGAAAGCTGCCCATTTCCGCGGTGCCACGAAAATGGCCAGGACAGCACCGGGCAGGAATGAGAGGTAAAAATGGAACAGACTATTATCCGCCTGGCCATTGGCCTGGTTCTTCTGGTGGCTGTCAACGTCGTGCTGGGCAGCCTGAACGCCCTTTTTGACGGGACTTTCGACCGTACCAAATGCCGGAACGGCGTCATTAAGGGGATCATTATTGCCGCCTGTTTCGTCGCTTTCTATGTAGCGGGACGCCTGAACCCCGATATTGTGGCAATCGACATTGACGGCGAAACGGTCAACGTGGCAACAGCCGCCAACCTGGCCATGGTGACGGCCTATGTGCTGTATGCGAAAGACGTTTTTTCCAAGCTGTCCAAGCTGGTTTTGAGCAAAACGAGCGGGACGCCGGAGCAGACCGGCGGAACCACGCCGCCCGCATTGGAGGAACCGGCGGACGCGGCGGAGGCCACCGCAGCAGAATAAAAAAGGAACCCCGGCGCCGCCCTGGCGTCGGGGTTCTTCTGCGGGTCACCTGCTGGCAGGCATGGCCCGCATGACTGTTTTTCTGCTGTATTCATCGGTGAGGACTAACACCACACCGCGCCGCCCGTCAGCCAGCGGGACCGTGACCGCCTCCAGCGTAACAGCCGGGGCCGCTTTTTCCATTTTCCCCATTCTCATTTCCTCCCATTGAAAAGTTTACGAAGCAGCCGGATCCCGTAGCGAACCGGAATATAAACCGCCACGAATATGGCCACAAAAAGCAGGTATTTCATGCGCTGCCCTCCTATTGACATTTTAGTGGGTTTCGTTTATATTGAGGGTGCGGGGGTTACCCCCCGCCCCTCTGTCTGTTACCAGTTCAGCAATTTGAGGATTGCCGCTGTAATCAGACCGGAGATTGTGCCCGCCAGGATTGTGTCCGCCAAGACCTGCAACCTGTTGGGCTGCGCCGTCGGCTTATGCCGTCGGCGTTTTTTCTTGCCCATCTCAACCACCCCTTTCCTCTTGAACTGTCTATATTATAGTCTTTTTAGGGTGCATAATCAAGTGGCGATATGCACGAAAAAAGGTGCTGTAATTTGTCTAAAATATGCACTTTACAGGGTGCATATAAAATGATACAATGAAGCACAGAAAGGGGTGGATATTATGGCAATCAGCTACCAGGGGGCATTTGACAAAATGCAGGAAAAGGGCGTCACGACATACCGGATCCGAAAGGAAAATATACTGTCACAAAGTACCCTGCAAAAAATGAGGGACGGGAAATATGTAACGACGGAAACAATAGAACGGCTTTGCCTGCTGCTGGATTGCACCCCAAACGATTTAATGAAAATCACAAAGTAAAGACACCCCCGACGCACACAGCGCCGGGGGCGTTTCGGCGTTTGCCCTCCAGAGTGTTCAATATTTTTCGGTGCTGATTATTAACACGGGTTCGTGGAAACCTATGTGTTAATATCAAGAAAACTGCTGAACATTACCACGCGCCTGGAGGGCTGCCCATGAAAGCGTATGATTTCCACGGGAAAAGAAATATATGCGGTGACCGGATCCGGGAGGCCCGCCTGCGGGCGCGGCTGTCACAGTCTGATCTCTGCCGGCGTCTGCAACTGGCTGGTGTCATTGTGGAGCGGGACGTGATAAGCAGGATCGAAAACGGCGGCAGGTTTGTGGCTGACTTTGAGGTGGTGGTGATCGCGGACGTTCTGGAGGTTTCCGTGGACTGGCTGCTGGGCAAAGAATAGGACGGCGTGGAGTGCTGTATGCACCGCGCCGTCCATATTTTTTTGAAAGTGAGGGCACGGGCATGAAAGGATATAAGCACCTGACGGAGTTTGACCGGAACAAGATCGCCAGAATGAGAAAAGAGGGCGCCACCATGCGCGAGATCGGCGCGGCCCTGCACGTCAGCGCCGCCACCGTCTGCCGCGAGATCAAGCGCGGGACATACACCTACATGAACGCGGATTATATCGAAGTGACCGAGTACATACCGGAACGGTCACAAGCCCGCTACCGGGCCAACATGGCGGCCAAGGGCGGCCCCCTGAAAATTGGAAGTGATCGCCGGTATGCCGAAACCCTGGAGGCGCTGATTGCTGACGACAATTACAGCCCGGAGGCAGCCCTGCATGAGATTGAGAACCACCCGGAAAAGTACGGCAACTTTGAAACGCGGATCTGCCGCCAAACACTTTATGCCTATATCGACAAGGGCGTTTTTCTCCGCCTGACCAATAAGGCGCTGCCGTTCAAGGGTTCCCGGCGGAAGAAGAAAACCAAGCACGTCCAGCGGGCGAAACAGCAGCCCAAGGGTGAGAGCATAGAAAAGCGCCCGCCGGAGATCGACGGGCGCCAGGAGTTCGGCCACTGGGAAATGGATCTGGTGGTTTCCTGCAGGGGCGGGCATAAGTGCCTCCTGGTGCTGACCGAGCGCGTCACCCGCATGGAGGTGATCCGCCTGATCCGCGATAAATCCGCGGCCAGCGTCGTCCGTGCGCTGGACACCATGGAACGGAAATGGGGCACCCGCTTCCCGCAGGTATTCCAATCCATTACCATGGACAACGGAAGCGAGTTTGCGGACTATATCGGGATCGAACGGTCCGTATATAAACGCTGTGAGAGCAAGCGCACCCGGACATATTACTGTCACCCATACTGCAGTAGTGAGCGAGGAAGCAACGAAAAACAAAACCAGATGATCCGGCGGAAGTTCCCCAAGGGGACAAACTTTGATAAGGTCACCCAAAAAGACGTGGAGGCGGTGGAAAGCTGGCTGAACAGATACCCCCGCCAACTGCTGGGCTGGGCCTCTGCCGGGCAGCTGTTTGAGGGCTATTTGCAGACCGTCTAAAAATATTTTTTCGTTTTGTTACACTTTCCTATTGACATTTGCCAATGAAAATGCTATCAATAAGAGTAACAAAGGGAAATCCCTTGTTACTCTTATTTTTTTGTCGCAATCGGAGGTGAAAAAGCCATGAGCGAAAAATACATTAGCCCCGCCGAACGGGAGTATATCGCCAAGGCGTGGCGCAATTACGCAAGTGTGGCGGAGATCGCCACGCACCTGGGGAAATCCAGAAAAACGATCTACGCAGAATTACGGAGAGGCCAGGACGGCGAAAAGCTGGACCGGAACCAGCGCCCCGTCTATGACCCGGAACTGGCGCAGCGCCGTTTCCAGGCTAACCTCCGACGCAGAGGCAAGCCCCAGCAGGCGGGCACCTGATACGGAAGAATTGAAAAGGAGATACAACGCAATGGGCAAAAGGAAAGAAATCAAGTTCTTGTGCAAGGACGGGCAGACGCGAGAGGGGCGCCAGGACGGCGTAATGTTCTGGATTCGCAAAGATCAGAAGCGAGAGCAGGTTGGCCTCCCGGCTTTCTATGTGGCGGCCAATGACATCAAGGGCAAGGGCCGAACGATTTACACGGCTGGGCATGAGTATTTCACCCTGGAGGGCGCAAAAGAACTTTGCCAGCAGATCATGGCCGGAGAGGCCAACCTGGCGGAACGAAAAGCCAGATACGCGGCGGAGGACGCAGAAAAGGAGCGTCGGGCCGTCGCGGAAGCAACCGAACAGGCCAAGAATTTCCGGGGCAGACTGGAGGCTGCCGGGATCTCTTTCGGGGAATTGCTGGAGTTGGAGGACGCAATGGACGACCTAAGTTTAATGGCCCGCAATATCCTGCTGGGCTGGGAGAATGGGGAGGGTTTTCCGCATGAGTGAAAACACTATGCTGGTGCCGCAGATGGGCATAACCGCGGAGCAGGCCACGGCGAACTGTGAGGAACTGGCCAAGGCGATCCGCGAGATCACGGCGGGCGTTCTGACCACGGTAAACAGTTTCTGCAGATGGATCCAGCAGGTGGCGGCGGAGGTGGCAGCACAGCAGGAAATGGAAACGGCGCTGCGCTGGGCGTCGGTTGACAACCGCCCGCTTTATAACCGCTACCGCCACACCAAAAAGAAGCGGATCCGCAAGAAGTACGCCAAACGGATCCTGGAATGGTACAGAACGGAGGTGGCCCCGTGTTGAGGCTGAAAGCCAACAAAACCAGCCTTTACAATCTGGTGGCGACATACAAGCCCCTACCGGGTATGCGCCGCGTGGATTTCCAGAAAGCGAATGGCCGCCCGGACTACTGGCTGGAATGGACGACGGACGACGGCCACACGAAAGCGTTTCTTTCCTCCTCCCTGGGGCACCCGATCCTGACGATCACGACGCACGACGCGGCGGGCGGGCAACTGTACCATGAGGCGCACCGCCTTTCCGTTGAGAGCCTGCGGGAGCGCGGCATGGTGGAGGAAGTCACCACCGCCATGGAGAGGAGGCGGCAGGCACATGGCAGAGCGTAACGACATGACCGCGGCCCTGGTGACGGCCTACACCTCCCCGCAGCTGGCCGCAATCAACGAATACCTGGAGGCGGAAAAGGCCGTCAGGGCTGCGGCTGGAATATTAGGGCTTGACGCGGATCTGATGATTGCGGAGGCGGAGGGGCTGGCACGGGCTACGACATTTTCAAACGTGGAGGCCCTTTATTTCGTGGCAGATCAAGCCGCCAGCGGAAAGCGGGAGGTGAACGGCCATGCCTGACCATATCCCCCTCCCCGCCAAACAGTACAGCGTGATCTATGCGGATCCGCCGTGGGCATATTCCCAGGGAGGGAACACGAAAAGTTCCCACGGGATTGCAAAACAGCATTACCCAACCATGACCACCGCGGAAATATGCGCCCTGCCGGTCCGCGAAATCGTCCGAGAGGGGGCAGCCTGCTTTATGTGGGCAACGTTCCCAAATATCACGGAGGCCATAAAGGTCATGGAGGCGTGGGGCTTTACATACAAAACCGCGGCTTTCGTGTGGGTCAAAAAGAACCGCAAGCAGGGCGGCAATTTCATGGGGCTGGGTGCCTACACCCGCGCAAACGCGGAGGTTTGCCTGCTGGGCGTCACGCCGGGCTTTAAGGCCAAGACGCAGATCCGCGCCCACAATGTCCACCAGATTATAGAAGCCCCGTTCGAGGGGCACAGCAAGAAGCCGGACGAAACCCGCCAGCGGATCGTGGAACTGCTGGGCGACGTGCCCAGGCTGGAAATGTTCGCCCGCCAGAGGGCTGACGGCTGGGACGCCTGGGGCAACGAAGCCCCGGAAGCATAGGAGGAACAGCAAATGTCTGATTTTTTAGAAAGAAACGGCCAGCGGGACATGACCACCCTTTTCAAAAATCTGTTTCTGGCCAGCGTCCACCGCAACGGCGCGGAGGAACTGCTGGAGCGGCTGGAGAATGAAACGGACTTTTTCGAGGCACCGGCGGGAGCCAAGCACCACGGCGCTTTCCCAGGCGGCCTGGTTATTCACAGCCTGAACGTTTATTACCGCCTGCGGGAGATCACGATCCGCGACCTGACGAAAGAGGGCGCGCCGGGGCCTGCCACCCTCTCCGAGCAGGAGGAGGAAACCGTGGCGATCCTGGGGCTGCTACATGACGTGTGCAAGGCTGGCGTGTACCACGCCGAAACCAAGCGCCGCAGGAACCCGGAAACGGGCGTGTGGGAGGATTACCTGGGCTATACGTTCCGGGATCCCCTCCCGCTGGGGCACGGAGAAAAGAGCCTGTACCAGATCGCCCGCTTTATCCGTCTGGAGGATCACGAAGCCCTGGCAATCCGCTGGCACATGGGAGCCTATGACACGGCGGCCCGCACAGACCTGCGGGACCTGTCCGCGGCCATGGACGCAACGCCATGGGTGTGGCGGCTGCATGAGGCTGATATGTGCGCAACCCATATTGACGAAAGGGGCACGGACGAATGACAAAGCTGTTATGTAAGCCCTGCGCCGTCGATCTGGCGGCCAGGGGTAAGACTGTAAAACCCGTCGCGCAGAGGTGTGAGAAAATCACCTGTTCGGAGTGCGGACGCCGCCGGTTCGGTATCACCTATGAGGTGACCGGGCGGGCCACCAGAAAAAAGGAGGTAACGAAGAAATGAGCCAGAAAGGCGAAAAATACGCCCGCCGCATGGAGCGGCGCGTGGACAAGCTGGAGCAGGACGTGGCGGCCATCACCACCGAGCAGACCACCCAGGGGGTGCGGATCTCTGCCGTGGAGGACGATCTGGCCGTTTACCGGGCGGCGGTGTCCGCCCGTGAGTTGAAACAGGCCGCGGCGGAGATCAAGGCGGCCAAGGAGCGCAGAACCGCCCGCGCGGCGGAGCGGGAGCGCAAAGCCCGCCGACGCAATAAGGTTCTGGCCTTTATCGCCCTGGCGCTGTTCGTTGCCGTCTGCGTGGTCATGGTGGCCAAGGCGTACAGCGAGGAACCGGCGGCGGAACCTGCCGCACCGGAAGCGTCGGCGGCCCCGGCGGCAATCCTGCCCGCGGAACTGCTGTTCACCGCGGCAGAGGAAGAATACATGGAGGACCCGCAGGAAACGGAAAAGATCGAGGAGGCGCTGCTGGCGCAGGGTTATTTCTCCCTGGCGGTTCCTATGCCCTACGAATGGCAGGACTACATGAGGACGTACTGCGAGGAATACGGCTGCCCCTATCCTCTGGCCCTGGCGGTGGCACAGACGGAAAGCAATTTCGACATGGACGCCGTGGGCGCTTCTGGTGAGGTGGGGATCATGCAGTTAAACCCAGGCACCGGCGGTTCCTACCATGCGGAGATCCAGGCGGCCACGGGGCTGGATCCCACCACCGCCTCCGGGAATATCGCGGGCGGCTGCTACAAGCTGGGCCTGTATCTGGCTAAGTATGGCAGCGCCGAAAAGGCCGCCATGGCCTACAACATGGGCGAGGGCGGCGCGAGAAGCGCATGGGACAGCGGGATCACCTCCACCGACTACTCCAAGGCAGTCAAGGAGGCCATGGAAACATGGGAATGTACGGTGAACGCCTGGGGCGGGGTGTAACCCGCGAGGCCGCCCGCAAGTATGAAACGTCTGTGACGGAGCGGGCACGGCGGGAACGCTGGCAGGCCAGCGGCTGCGCCAGAGTGGTAAGCCGGAAATATGGCACCGTCGTGGTGCCGCACGGTTCCAATTTTGCCGCCCTGCTGAACGCGGCGGAGGTTTGGGGCTGTGACTGGACAGAAATACGGGACGCAGAGGTGTGGAGGGCCGACAAGGAGGAAAGGCCGGTGCCTATGCCGCACCTTATATAAAAGGAGGGTTTCAAATGCTGATTAACGAGGGCGGGCTGATCCGCGCCATCAAAAGAGCCTACAAAGCGGGCGGGTACACCGTCCTGAACACCGGCAACGACGTGGCCATTTACACGGATCACTGGTTTGCCATGATCGAGCGGGATCCGGCGGAGCATATCGGCGCGGACGTGATCGACAAGGATCGCCTGCTGTGGGAGGCCGACGGCGAGGCCGTGGTGATTAACGCAGTACGGAAAGCCTGTTCCGGCTGGGCAAAGGAATGGGAGCGGGCCGTGTGGAACGCCCTGGAGGGTGTGGACCTCCACAAAGAGGAGGCCGGGCGGTGAATAACTTTGAAAGGATCACGGCCTCCCCGGAGGACCTGGGGGACTTCCTGGGCGCCCTCCCTATCCTGTCCGGCCCGTGGGACGACGATTTCCACCGGGTATTTTGTGACAGCTGCGACGCGGAGAACTGCGACGCTGAAAACTGCGCCCACCAAGCTGAACGGAATAGCCCTACCTGGTGGCTGAAACGAGCATACACCGGCAGCGGCCCGGTTAAGACCGACAGCACGAACCCATATAAGCGGCAGGCCGCAGACCTCCGCCTGGAGGCCATGCACCAGCGGGACCGTTTTGGCCGGAACCTCCTGGCCACGGAACTGGAGGAAGCGGCGGCCACCATTGAGGCCCTGGCGGAGAAATTGGAGGCGGCAGACAATGGCGAGAGTTGAAAGGCCGGAGATCGGCACGGAAATGTACGCCGTTTTTGAACACCTCTATTCCGTGCAAAACCGCGCTGGGCCTCTCCTGGAATACTGCGTGTGTAAGGGCACGGTGCGCGGTTTTTTCACCGGCGGTTATACGGAGGTGTGCCTGCTTTTCACCGGGCCGGACGGGTTCCCACAGCCGGGATATTATAAGCTGGACGACATTGGAAAGAAGCTGTTTTACACGGCGGCGGAGGCTGCCGCCCTGGCCAAAAGCATGACCGAGAAATACGAACGGACATGGGGCTGGATCGGCGCACCGGAGATCCCTATGGCAAGGCCATGGGAGAAACTGCTGGAGGTGCCCGCCAATGGCTGAAATAATCTTGACAGGCGACGCGCTGGAGCAACTGCGGCATTTACCGCCCGAAAGCGTCCATACCTGCGTCACCTCCCCGCCCTACTATAATTTGCGAGATTATGGCGCGGCGGGTCAAATCGGAAACGAGGCCAGCGTGGAGGAATACCTGCAATCGCTGGTTTCCGTTTTCCGTGAGGTCCGGCGGGTTCTGCGGGCAGATGGAACCCTGTGGGTGAACATGGGCGACAGTTACGCCACCAGATCGGGAAGCCAGCCGCCGACGAACACCCGTAATTCCTGCGGCCACACGGCAAAGCATACGCCGCGGGGCTACAAATACAAAGACCTGATCGGCGTTCCCTGGCAGCTGGCTTTTGCCCTCCGGGCAGACGGGTGGTATTTGCGCCAGGATATTATATGGAACAAATCCAACTGTATGCCGGAGAGCGTCCGGGATCGCTGCACCAAGAGCCACGAATATATTTTCCTGCTTTCCAAATCGGAACGCTATTATTTCGACGCGGCGGCAATCTGCGAACCCGTTACATCAACCAAGGGAAACGCCAGGACGTTCCGCGGCGGCGGTGCCTACACTGGCGGGCGGGCACACGACAACAGCGCCCAGGTGGAGCGCGAGAGCCACGGGAACCGAGAAAACCAGACGGGCCGCCGGAACAAGCGGGACGTGTGGACCGTAAGCACAAACGGCTTTCGCGGCGCCCATTTTGCCGTGTTTCCTGAAAAGCTGATTGAACCCTGTATTTTAGCAGGCAGCCCATTGGGCGGCACGGTCCTGGATCCGTTCGCCGGGAGCGGCACCACCGGAGTGGTGGCCAAGCGCCTGCGGCGCGATTTCATAGGCTGCGAGATCAACCCCGACTATGCACAAATGGCAGCTGACAGAATAGCAGCGGCCACGCCGTAAGGAGGGCACCGTGGAAGTAACTGTAAATATGACCGCAGAGGAGTTTCTGGAGTTTGTGGCCTGGGGGAAAGACCGGGACTATTACAAAAGCAGGCTGGACAAGGAACTGAACAAGCGGGAAATACTGGCAAAGAAAACGTGCTGGGCCATCGACGCAGATCCGAAGAAGCCCGGCAAGGTCAAAATCATTGACCAGGAACACGCGGCGGAATTGCTGGAAATGGCCAAGGATTACCTGGCATAAAAAGAAAAGCCACCTGCGCCCGGTGCTGTCAACACGGCGCAGGTGGCAATATAGACGACGGAAAACCGTCCGATATACCTATATTATATCAGGTTCCCGGACGGAATACAAGCCGGAAAAAGCGACGGGGCCACGGCCCCGTATAGCGCCGGTAAGAGTGATTAGTAAAGCGACCAGCAGCAGAAAAGGAGGCACCCATGGCCTACGTTCATAGGGTGGTGAAAGCTGGTCCGTGTGTCGAACACAAGAAAATGCAATCTTTCCGGGTTCACACCAAAGGAGTGAAGCGCGGCCCAAATACCGGACACACCACCGAGAAGCAGGAGCGGATCAACGAGCGGGTGGCAGAGGAACACCTGCGCTGGGATATAAACGCCAATTTCGGCCATAGGGATCTCCACGCCGTTCTACACTACTACGTCAAGGACAGTTCTTTCGAGGAGATCCTGGAGAACAAGGCCGCCTTTCTGCGGAACCTGCGGAAACTCTGCAAAAAGCGCGGGATCACGTTCAAGGCCGTGGTGGTCATAGAAACCAAGCGCATGACCAACCCGCACATTCACGTTATCATTTCCCGCATGGATCCGGAGATCATCACGGAGGCGTGGGAGAATGTCCCAAGAGGCGGCGGAGGTATCAGCTTCAAGCCTATGGACAGGCGCGGCAACCACTACAAGCTGGCCGCCTACCTGATGAAAGAAAGCCGTTCCACCATGGAGAGGTACAGAGAGATCGGCAAGCGCGGGAAGCGGTACAGCAAAACGCAGAACATGGACAAGCCGGAAATCACATACACCGCCGTGCCTGCGTCCAGCTGGAGAAAGGACCCGAAAGCGAGAAAGGGCGCCGTGCTGTATAAGTTCGACGACGGATCCACCTGCCGGAGCGGGTGGCATGAGATCAGCGGTTACCCATACCAGGAGTATTTCGAGATTTTCAACGAATAGGAGGGTTTTCTGTGAAAATCTACATATCAGGCAAGATCACCGGGGACAGGCGTTATAAAGCCAAGTTCCGAGAGGTGGAAAAGAAGCTGGCGGCGGCGGGCCATATCGTACTGAACCCCGCCACGGCGCCGGAGGGGCTGCGCCCCGTGGATTATATGCGCCTGTGTTTCGCCATGATGGAGGCGGCGGACGTGGTTCTGTTCATGCAGGACTACCAGGACAGCCGCGGCGCCATGCTGGAATGGGCGTGGTGCCAGTACGTTGGGAAACAGACCTGTTTCGACCTGGCGGCGTTTGGAGGGCTGGAAACATGAGTGGGGCGCAGATCAATTTCCTGGACGAAATCATAGTGGACAATTTCGCCGGCGGCGGTGGCGCGTCAACCGGGATCGAATTAGCCACGGGCCGCGTGGTAGACATAGCGGTGAACCACGATCCTGACGCCATTTTAATGCACAAGACGAACCACCCGCACACGCGCCATTTTCAAGCCAGCGTGTGGGACGTGGACCCGGTGGAAGTCTGCCAAGGGCGCCCCGTGGGCCTGGCCTGGTTCTCCCCGGATTGCAAGCATTTCAGCAAGGCCAAGGGTGGGAAACCTGTTGACAAAAATATACGCGGGCTTGCATGGATCGTCCTGCGCTGGGCCGGAACGGTCCGTCCGCGCGTGATTATTCTGGAGAACGTGGAGGAGTTCCAAACGTGGGGGCCTGTGCGAAAAGGAAAGCCTGTCAAAAAACTGGTGGGCCAAACTTTCCACAAATGGCTGGAGCAGCTTAAAAACCTGGGATATGCCGTCGAGTGGCGCGAACTTGTGGCCGCGGATTATGGAGCGCCCACAACGCGAAAGCGGTTTTTCCTGATTGCCAGGCATGACGGGCGGCCTATTGTATGGCCGAAACCAACACACGCACCGGCAGACAGCCCGGAGGTAAAGAGCGGAAAGAAAAAACCATGGCGCAGCGCGGCGGAAATCATAGACTGGAGCCTGCCGTGCCCGTCCATTTTTGACAGCCGCGCAGAGATCAAGGAAAAATATGGGCTTTCGGCGCAGCGCCCCCTCCGTCCCAATACTATGCGGCGTGTGGCCAGAGGCGTGGACAAGTTCGTGATAAAATCGGCGGATCCGTTTCTGGTGATTGTCAACCATGCTGGGGATTTCCGCGGGCAAGAAATGAGCGGGCCGCTTCAAACTGTGACAGCAAAACACGGGTACGGCGTGGCCTCCCCTGTCATGGCGCCGCTGACGGTAACGAATACCACCAACAGCGTGGGGGCAGCCGCGGGCGCCCCAGTGCATACCGTGACAACCGCAGGAAACCAAATGCTGATTACGCCAACCCTGGCCGCAATCGGGCAGACCGGCGGCGGGGACCGCGGGCGCAGCGTAATGGAGCCGACGCACACCCAGGTGTCAAAAGCGGAGGAGTGCGTGGCGTGTCCGGCCATGATCCAGTACCACACGGAGCAATCGGAGCGAGTGAGAGGCCAAAGCGTCAAAGAACCGGTTATGACCATTGACGCCTCCAACCGCTACGGCCTGGCGGCGGCTACGCTGACAAAGTATTACAGCGGCGACCACAACCAGAGCGCGGGCGCACCGCTTCACACGGTCACGACGCGGGATCGTGAAGCTATCACCATGGCCAGCATGGTCAAGCTGAAAGGTACAAACCTGGGCGGGCCTGCAACGGAGCCGGTGCAAACAATAACCGCTGGCGGAGGCCATCATGGGGTGATTACCACCGAAGTGGTAAAAGCGACACCGGGCGCCGATCTCCGAAACTGGCCAAAAATCCGTGCCGCCCTGAATGAGTATTGCGGCTACACGCTGGCGGACAACGAGGTGATCCTGTTTTTGATCGGCGGCGCCTGGCATTTCATGGCTGATATAGGGCTGCGTATGCTGACGCCGCGGGAATTGTACAGGGCGAACGGCTTTCCTGATGATTATAAAATCGACAAAGATTACACCGGCAAGGAGTACGGGAAAACCAAGCAAGTGGCAAGGTGCGGGAACGCAGTACCGCCACCGTTTGCCACGGCCCTGGTTCGGGCAAACCTGCCGGAATGGTGCGGAACAACAATCACGACCATGGCACAGCTGGAGCGGCTGGTGGCCGTGTAATGGAAAGGGCGGTAAAGCATGAGTATTATTTGCATAGCCAAGGGAACGGCCACCATAGGCCTGACGACGCGGGGCGCAGATGGGCAGATCATAAGCCAGACGCCGGCGCGGTGGGAGCATGACCCGGACGGCGGGTGCGTCGCCCTCTGGACGATGAACCCGGAAACCGAAGAACAGGAAGCCACGGCGCGTATCTATGGCGACTGGCAGGCGTCGGAATACCTGGGCGACGTTCTGGAGGAACTGAAACCGCGCCGCAAGGTGAACCTGCCGGATTTCCCGGCAATCGTCCGCGCGGCCATGGCCGACGGCATGGACATTTGCGTGTACTGCCAAAGCTACGGCTGTAACGAGTGCATAGTGAACGAGTGGAAAAACGAAAGGAGCGACGAAGAATGAACAAGACGAAAATTGACTGGGCCACAATGTCATGGAACCCCGTAACCGGCTGCCGCCATGGCTGCCCGTACTGCTACGCCAGGCGGACGGCCACACGCTTCAACGCAGGGCTGGAAGATCCGGCCATGCTGGCCGGCGGCCTCCATGTGCTGCCGGAGAAGATCAAGGCGACGCCATACCCGTATGGTTTCGAGCCTACCCTGCACCGCTACCGTCTGGACCAGCCGCAGCACACGGCGGAACCGCAGACCGTGTTTGTTTGCAGCATGGCGGATCTGTTTGGGCGCTGGGTGCCAACCTCCTGGATCGTGGAGGTGCTGGACGCCTGCCGCAAGGCACCCCAGCACCGCTATTTGTTCCTGACAAAGAACCCGGCCCGGTATCTGGAGTTGGACCACCTGGCCCTCCTGCCCCACGAAAGCAATTTCTGGTATGGCAGCACCGTGGCGAACATGGACGCGGTGGGAATGTACGTCATGCAGGGCGTGAACATCAACAGCTTTTGGAGCATGGAGCCGCTGCTGGGGCCGGTGGACATGGCCGCGGCGGAGGGGCTGCCGGAGTGGGTGATCCTGGGTGCTGAAACCGGCAACCGCCCGGACAAGGTGACGCCCGCCCGCAAGTGGGTGGACGACATTGTGGCGTTTTGCGAGGAGAACGAGATCCCCGTTTTCTTCAAGAACAATCTGCGGGAGCATTTCCAGGATCTCCCTGCCTCTGCTTTCCCGTGGGAGGTGTGAGCCATGCAGAACGCTGAAAAGGTGGAAATCGGCTATACCCTGCCGAAAGAGCGGTGGCAGGAAGCCGCCAAGAACCTGGAGGACCTGGGCAACGCGCTGGCCGCCAGCCTCCGGGCGCACAACAAGGACGGACGGGGCGCAGAGGACGCGGACGAACTTATGGCGGATATTATGCTGGCCTGCATGGCGCTCCATCATGTGGCGGAGTTCGCAACGGATAAATGCCGGTTCGTTCCGCTGCCCGGAAAGAACGGAGGTTAATATGCTGGCTGTGCTTATGAGCATGAAACCGGAGTGGTGGGAGAAGATCCTGGCCGGGGACAAAGTGCTGGAAATCAGGAAAACGCACCCGCAGAGCAAAAACCACGCGGATCTGGAATGGCCGTTGACGGTGCTGGTATATGTTAGCGGCACCGGAGCGGTGCAGGGTCAATTTCTCTGCCCTGGCTACACGGAAACCAATTTCATGCCGTACCTGGAAAAGCTGTCATGCGTACCGCTGGCAGACCTGAAAGAATATGCCGGCGGGAAATGCCTTTCCGGCTGGATCGTCCGGTCACCGGAGAAGTTCGACGCGCCCAGCCCTCTGGCAGAGTTCGGCCTGGACCGTCCGCCCATGTCGTGGCAGTATGTGGAAATCCCGGACGCGGCGGAGGAATAGAAAATGTTTGTTATCATGGACGAATTTAGCCCATGGCCGCCTGTGAACTGTAACGACTGCCGGAACGTGAGTTGCACGGAGGCGGAGCAGGAAAAGGCCATGGGGAAACCACCGCATATTTGCCGGGAATACAAAAAGCGGGTTTTTCACGGCACGAACAAGCGCGGCTTTCATAGCTGCCTGCACCCCTGCGTCGATTGCATAAAAGACCGCTTCCGAAAGTTTGAAAGCCGGGGGAAAACGTAATGGCCATAAACGTTTCCGACCTGCCGCCGAAATATCAGGAGCAGGCCATGAAAAAGTACATGGAGCAGCAGAAACAGCGGCGGGGGCCAG